CATACTCAGCTATACGCCCTTTATACTTAGTAGCTCCCTGCCCTAAATACAGCTTACCATCGTATGTAGATAAGAATGATTTAGGCTGTTTATCGTTAGAGAAAGTCCATTTAGTTACTCTTGGTGATCCATCTTCGTTAGCATACTTAAAGTCAAATACATAAGTTGCGTTCTGCTCTGTAAAACTTAGGACATAAAATCCACCACACAAGCAATACATACCCTTAACCTCATCCTTATTTGATGATATGGTAGTAGATATAATCGCATCTTTAATATTTCTAGAGAAATCAGTTAGCGGCATCTTATCCTGAATCTTAGTTCTACTTAAAGCCCTTACGCCTGAATTAGATAAGAATACCAGCTCATCACCTACAGCCTGTACAGAATCTCTAGCTACACAACCAATTCCCTGTATAACTTCATCTAAAGCCATAGTGTCAGGATCATCAGCACCGTTATATATAGCAATATTTCTTCGCCCAAAGATAATTAGCTGACCGTTGAATGATGCTAAAGCCACTATCTCATCACCATCCCATACAGTCTTTAAGTCAACATATCCTGCTGCACCTGTATTGAATTTGTGACCTATTAATGTGTCTGAGTAATAAAGTACATCTTTCCCCTCGCTAACTCCACCAACCCACAATCTACCAAAGTCACCAAGGCATGAGCTGGGATTAAAAGTGGTTACATTATTGGGAGCGTTATATCCAGAGGTATCATCCAAATCCATCCAATCAGTACCATCATAATGAATAGGGATATAATTAGCTTGTGTTCCGTAGAAGTTGCCGTTAAAGTTACAGAACTGCCAGTTACCATCAGTGATAGTTTGAGGTGTTCCTGTAAAAACCTCTAAAGTCATTGTTCTGGGAGAGCCTGTAGTTTCTAATTTATAGATACCACTACCTGCACTTGCAAAAATTGTAGCATCACCTGTAGTGCTTCTATATTCACCTACCGCCTTAACTATAAGCGTATTGCTAGAATCTGTGCCTATATTCTCCGAGACCTGCTTCACGCCTTTTCTTGATGTAATGCGCCCTCTATCATCCAGCATAATATTATCAGCTTTTGTAAGCCATTGAGGAGGTAAGGACGAGTCGTTAGACTGCGTATTTAAACCATATATCCCTAACCCATTCAGCACTAACGGTTGAAGAGGGGCAGCCATTAGATAGTTACCCAGTCATTCGTATTACGAGACATATCTTGTGCTATAGCATCTTTCAATGCCCCACTATAACTCTCCTGTGCTGTACTCACCATAGAGCCACCATCCTCTCCTCGTTCTGCAATAGCTCTACTCCAAGCTCCCAATATAACTATATTCTCCAAGACCGTTAGAGTATCTGTAGCATTTACTAAGTCCTCTTGCGGATCAACCATATTAAAGTCTACCTGATATACTGCATCTGGCTGTGACCATAAATCTACAGTCAGCTCACCAGAGCTAATGCCGTTGATAGAATAATGCGATGGGCGACCGCTAGAAATGCTAGAGGCTGGTTGTTGAGCACGCTTAATCCAAGTATCAGAGACCTCTGTTAGATAAACCCCATTAGACTGCTCTATAACGCTCAGTAAGCGCATTCTCTGTGATGCCCCTGTGATTGTATAGTTAGATGTTCCATTCGCTGTAGTGACTGTCTGAGTGCGCCTGAGGCTACTCCAATCCCAAGCATCCTCTACCTCACGCTTAACCTCATTTACAAAGTCAATAATTAACTTCTGATAATCATCTAGTGAAGTGGTATCAATATACGAGCCAGACCAATCAGAGGAAATACTATCTTCTCTTAATCTTCGTAGAACTGAATTTGCTATCTGTCTTAACGCCATCCATTACTCCTTACTATATCTTTAGTAGCTTTACCCAGTAAGGAGCTTGATATGTAATACCTTACGCTCTTTTACTGAATTGTCAACACTTTTTTAGTTACAACACCTTAACCAATCTCCACCACTTTACCCTCAACCGATTCCACCAAGTATCTTTGATAAACCTGCCTCGTCTGTTTTTTAACTTCACGATTTAACCTCAACATCAGTCTCTTTGTGTAGATCAGTCTTACTACCCATAACTCCTGAACTACCTAAAACTCTAGCTTCACTTATGTATTTGACTGTATATTCATACCCGTTATAGAAGAACTTGTCACCTAGTTTGAGGTCTTTAGCTTTAATTGTTTTTCTATTCACGCCATTTTCTCCTTATCAGATATTCAAAGATGGATACTATACCTCTACCAATTTCAAAAGGAGAAGGTAGTACCCAGCCAAGGATAGCTATCAACCATACCCAAGGAGGCACTCCGTTCAAATTTTTAACTACTGATACATTCTCGCCAGAGATAACATCATCTTTAAAACTTGCGCCTGTAGTCTTCTCTTGATTGTTCTGCTTACCAGCTTGTGCATTGACCTCTAAGCCACTATCGTCAGATGGTAGTAGCATTGATGCTATTGTTCCATAGCATCCCGTGAGCGGCATTGAGAGGGCTAGAATGAGGAGTATTCGTTTCATTTCAATACTCATAATCTCTCCCTACTTCCTGTCCTGTACGCCTCGTATCTGCAAACTTCTGCTCACCGTTACTATAATGAACGCAACTCGATATTTGTCTCCCTATCTTTGTACCGTCATCAAAGCAAGTTACGATTTGCATTCCACAATATTTACAGTAGAACGATTCGCTTTTCTTGCACTCGATCATCTGTTGCTCTCACAATTACTGTAGATGCATCCAATAAAAAGAGCTACTACAGCCACAAGTAAGAATACAACTATGTCGTCTGGCATTAGAACCCTCTATCCATCGGGTGAGGTCTACCGTCTATCTCTACCAATATCATAGGCACATCACCTACCGTCACACCTTTATCTGGCATAAATGATTCAGTTGGCTTAGTGCGTTCGGCAGGTGGTGTGCAACCTGTGATCGTTAGAAATACTAACACTAATAGCGTTGATGTTGCTATAGTTAAGAGTAAGTCCTCTTTCATTTCTCCATCAACCGATTTTCTATCAACCGATCCAGCTTACCATTGATGCGCTTCATATCTTCTCGAATATGCAAGAACATATCTTTGGTGTCTGAGCGTTGTTGATGTACTTGCTGTTGTATAGCTTCAATCTTAACGCCTTGCTTCTCGACTTTGGTATCTATAGAGTCTATGTACATAACGCCTGTAACAAGCACAACCACTGTGCTTATCATATGCCCAATCGAAACCGTTTTGTCAATGTGCCAATCATTTCTCATTGCTCATCCTTATATTGTTTGGAGGGGCATTTCACCCCTACTTGTTTTTATCTATCTGTTCTTACTCAGCTGGATTCATTTCTGCTTCTTGAGCAGCTAACATAGCTTCATAAGCTGCTATTACTTCTGGTGTGTGTACCGCATTGCAGATAGCAATGGTTTCAGCAGGTTCACCTGTTGTGTCATCACCTGGTGCGATTAC